CCATATAGCAAACGGACTTATACCAATTAATATTACGAGTATTTTAAACTTATTGCTCACCCGAAAAAACTTTCTAAACTTGCCTGTCTTTCAAAAGACCAACCGATTGCATTGACTATAAATCTTAATGGATCTAAAAATGACTTTTCAAACTGCTCATCATAATCAATATAATTTTTTAAATTAAACTCTCTAGGCAATCTTGTTGGGAAAGAAACGACATTATCTTTTAATGGATTAGGCATTCTCAACGAAACAAACTTTATCTTATCACCTTCTTTTATTGTCTCATACTTATTTAGCAATTTACTATCTTGTCTTAAATTAAGATTGTAAAGTAAAGCACCTTTTACATGGCGAGGGGTACTTTTTTTATATACTGTGGTATTATCTTGATATTTTAAAAGACCATTTACACTACGAGGATGAGCAATTTCTTCAATAGGTAATTTATTAAATTCATCTCTAAAGTTATCAATAAATTCTATCAATGCGGCCTCATCTTTTGTCATAATAACTTTTAGTGCCTCTTTAATTTTTTCTCTACACGCCTTAGGTGTTGATGACTTAACTGCCTCGATACCCATAATCTTTAGTTTAGGTTCGTCATAGTCAACACCTTCAGAATTATAAACATTTAGAATATATCTTTTCTTTGCAGTCCAGATACCTTTATTAGCAATCACTTCTTTATCCATCACCATCTTTTGTTTATAAGCGTGAGTATAGTCTGCCAACTCTTGATATTTTTTATCAATGAAAGGTTTTAGTTTTTGATCACAAAACTTATCTAATATCTTTACAGTCTTTTTTATATCGTCACCTAGACCCATTTTCTTTACAACATCACCCATACGAATATAGATTGAATCTGTATCTGAGGCAACAACATAATCTACCTTTTCAGTTTTCAATAACTGATTAAGATATTCATTAACACGCCTTTGAATATAGCGAATAGAATATTGACCTGCAAGAGTAATACCTTCGGCCTGTCTTACATCATAATATCTACAATACTTATTGCCGATAGCACCATAGGCACTGTTAAGAGCAATCTTTCTTGCCATCTGAATGTTATTATACTTAGAAATATTATTAACAATAGATTTATTGCCTTTATCTTTTTGTAGTTTCTTTTGTTCTGCAATCATCAACTTTTTATATTTACTTCTATCTGTATAATATTTCTCCATCAACTCGCCTAGAAACCCAGGTCTATCAGTTCTAAATATCGCACCGTTTGGTGTCATAGTTCTTTTTTCAAACTTAGAAAAATCAACCTCAAGATCAAGCATTCTATCTACACTTGCAAGTTCAGGTTGAAAACCTATGATAGTTTCAGGTGATATATTATACTGCATAATTAAATGTGGGTACAAACTATTCAAATCATAACTAACAATCCAATCGTGAAACCCTACGATAGGATCTTTTACATATGCACCTTCATAGCCACGGGCACCTTCGTGTTCTTCTTTTTGTGGTATAACTATACCTTTGTCTTTTAAGAAGTTAAATATGATTGCATCCCACATTGTGACCTGTTGGAATACTTCTTGAAAATTTACCTTTGCCTCATAGGCCATAGTCAAATGTAATTCAATCAGTTTCATTTTATCTTCTAGTCTGTCAACTAATTCTACATCTTGAATATTATAATCTACAAATGATTGATAGTCCTTGGTGTACCAGTCTTTAAAACTATCATAAGGGTTATCATCTTTATACTCACCGAGTTCTACACCAGCAATAAAGTTAAGACGATAACTTTCTTGTTTTGAATAAGTATATTTCTTATACAAATCTAGATAGTCTAAGGTTGATACACCAAGAATGTCATAATGTTGAATCTCACCACCGAATTGTTTATTTTGAGATTTTGATTCTACAATACCCCAAGGACTTAATTTAGCAGATTGATCTTCACCCATTAAATAGTTAATACGATTTATTAGATAAGTCATATCAAAAAACTTACAGTTCCAACCTGTGATAATATCAGGATCATATTCTTGCCAGAATTTAATAAATGCTTCTAACAATTCCTGTTCGGTTGTAAAGTTTAGATATGTTACCTTCTCATTATCATTTTTATATTCGCCGATGCCGAATACGATAATATCTTTTGTTGAATGAGATTTTACAGTAATACATAATAAAGGTTCGATAGCAGTTTTAGGATCAGGAAAACCATTCTCACAAGCAGTCTCAATATCAATCGTAATCATATTGAGTTTAGATATATCCCAATCTATATTACCTTTAAACTCGTCTGATATAAAAGCGTGTTGATGTCTAGTATTACCAAAGTATTCAAACCCGGTTACACCATCATATTGTTTTAACCACTCTCTTTGCTCATAAGTGCTATCGAAATGTATTCTCTCACACGGCCTGCCGTCAAGAGTTTTATACTTAGTTTCTTTTTTTACTGGAATGAATAGAGATGGTTTATAATTAATTCTTTTTTGAATTCTTTTACCGTTGACTATGGCACGAACCAAAAGACGACCACGGTGTGGTATAACGGATGTGTAGAACTTCATATAATCATTATAACAGGATCTGACTTAAAAGTCAAGAATTATTCGGTAATTAAACCTTTCGGTGTCTGTATAAGACCACTACCAAAATTTTTGTTATAATGATTTAGTAAATCTAAACCAGGTTCTTCTATTAAAAGAACATCATCTTTTGCTATATTAATTTCTCTTGAGTCTGTAAATGGGAACCAAGGTGCAAATTGTAAAGTACCTGCACCACTTTCGCCATTACCTACAAAACCTAATGCCATAGGTTTCTCCATAGTATATTTGTCTTTCAACTCACTTACTTTAGCAATAATAAAATCACCTACTTTTAATCGTAGGACTTTCACTTCACTTTTAGCCATTATGCTTTCCTTATATCAATATTAAATGGTGTGGTTAATAAATACTTTTGAGCAGGATTAACCATAACATTTAATCGTTTCATAAATTTCCTATCTAATAAGATAGGTGTTCGATCTTCTCTATCATCTATTGTAAAGAGAACATCATTATAGATGGTGCCTGCAAATTCAACATCTAATTTTATTAGTGGGCGATCTTCGTCATAATCTCTAAGACCTCCTACTTTAATATTGTCCATCCTAACTAAGTTAGCAGAGTATCTTTTGTCTAATAATTTCCAACTAACTTTTTTACCTTCTACTTTAATATCTTTTCCGTGTATCACATTTTGACCACTATTACCTGTATCAAATTTAGCAACTAATTCAAGGCCACCTAATTTTATAATCTCTTTAAATCCACACTCAGTAGGAACATGGATCCAATTATCTCTATTTTCAAAATATTCTATAATATCTTTTGAAACATTTCCTTTTGTTGCTTCTTCTACACCTTCAGTACCAGGTGATGAGTTTACTTCAATAAAAAATGGTTCATCTTTTTCTCTATTCTTAGATGGTATAAAATCAACACCTGTCCATATACCACCAACCGCCTTAGCAGCCTCTATACATTTTTCTATTTCTAACTTTGTAAGTTGTAGAGTTTTTGCTTTTGCGCCTTGAGATATATTACTTCTAAAATCGCCTTCTAAAACATCTCGTCTCATAGCAGTTAATACTTTACCACCAAGAACATGGACTCTAGCATCATAATCTGTTTTAATATATTCTTGTAATAATAAATCTGTATCTTCATCTTGTTTATATAATACTTGTACAAGACTCATTAAAGATTTTTCTGATTCTACAAATAATACACCAACACCTTTTGATCCTCTAAGTGTTTTAAGTATGATAGGAAAATCTGTATCTAATTTTTCAAAGTCTTTTTGAATATTATCAGGATCAGAAACTAAGACTGTTTTAGGTTGTCTTAGTCCTACATCTGATAATCTTAGTGCTGTTCTATATTTGTCGGCACAGGTACTTATAGTTTGTCTAGAATTTACACAAACAATTCCTGCCTTTTCTAATTGAGATACTAAGTCCATCCAAGAGTCTTTTCTTGTAATAGAGCCTCGAATAACTGCCACAGTTGTCTCAGCAGATATTTCAAAACCTTTTTCATCATCTTTGTTATGCACTCTACGAATGCCATCTTCTAGTGTCATATATCCACCAGATAATTTATAAAGATAATTCTTGTAACCTTTTTTATCTGCTTCTTCTCTTAATCTATCAGCAGTATGAAATGTTTTTGCCTCTTCAGGCTCATCTGTAATAATAAGTAATCTAAATTTTTTTACTTCAGATTCTTCAGTAATATACTCATTAAACTTAACTGGCTTCATCTACCTTTTTACCTATATTATACTTTGTCTCTAGTATCCAGTTACCTTTATCTTTAAAAGATATAACTTTTATTTGAGACAACGGCGCCTTGTTTTCAGCAATATTAGGATTAACAATACTAATTAATCCCCAATCTGCTAGTAATTGTGCTATAGTGTTTCTTCTTTGTAAATCGTTTTCAGATAAATTGCTATGTTTGCCATCTAAGGCAAATAGTTCTTTGAAATGTACGATAAAATATCTGCCTTGTTTATGAAGAATGTGGCAAGATTGAAATAGTTTTTTATCTTTTCTAGACGC